TGGAGTATTCGTTTGTTGGGACATTCCTCTATAGGTATAGGAAGTCTCTGGTTATCGCGGTTAGGTACCCGAATCTGAATTCCGTTTCTGACCTGATTGAGGTGAAAACTGCCTTTGAGGGCATTGATTCCGACTGGTGGCGAATCAAGAACCGCTACTATGAGGAGGACATTGACCTTCGGTTGGATGTCATCAAAAATGAAGAAGCCAAAATCCACAAACTGGAGGAGGAGAAGGAGAGGGTCTTCGGAGAGTGCGCTGACTCGTTGAACGTCCTCAGTGGTAAGTTTGGCATTGAGATTGACATCTAACTTGGTGGTTTTACAGGGGAGTCCATCTGTTGTATAATGAGAAGGAGACGATACGATGTACTACATGCAGAGAGTGAAAATCAAGGACATTGACGCCGCTGACTTGCCTGACTGCCGGCGCTGCGCCTATGCCACTACAGGCCACTATGGCGTGTGGCTGTCCTCCACCCAGAGCTTCACTGGGAGGTTCTACGTGGTTGGGTATCAGTCCGTTGGGGAGTCCCGGAAGGTGATGTTTGAACTGAACTACGCGGACATTGACTACGACAGCAACAAGCGCGTTGGCAAGATAGCCAACATCAACTATGAAACCCTCCATCCGCTTGTGGCTGGAACCGAGTACGAGGACTGCTTCGTTGAGCGGGATGGCAGGATGTTCTTTGAGCACCGAGCCTTTGTTGGGCCTTCTGAGGGCATTTCGTCCGACATGATATGCAAGTCCAAGCTGGGCAAGTTCCTTGACAAGTACGGCACCAATCTGTATCTATGCCTGCGGTTCAAGGGCAAGGTCATGGACTTTGCCGACGCCCAGGAACTGAGGATGCATCTGGAGAACGTCCGTAGGTTCATCTACGAAAACGCAAACACGTACAACACCTTTGACGCGAAAATAGCCAGCCTTCGCATCTCCATTGAGAAGGTCAAGAAGAAGATTGAGGAGAACTATGCCATGCGCCGGGAAGTTGAGGAGAAGGTCAGGAAAAACCTGGAAATCCTGGCGCGGCATGGAATAGAGTTTAACCTAGAAGAGAAACTGAAGAGGAAATGACACACATGGCAGTTAGTTCAGAGAAGAAGTCAGTTGTGAACCAGAATGGACTCAAGGTCTGTTTTGAGAGCAAGGGACACGTATATAGGGTGTTTGACGGCGACCAGCAGTTGAAATACAAGCCCATTTCAGTCACAACCCTAATCCACAAGTACCAGAAGCCCTTTGACCTTGAGGGCATGTCCGCGCTGTGCGCCAAGAAGGAGGGCGTGACGCAGCAGGAAATCAAGGACAGGTGGGCGAAAATCAACAAGACCGCCTGCAAGCATGGGACAAGGATGCATTCTGTGGCCGAGCGCATCTTCAATGGGGAGTTCGTGGACGATTCCACCTTCACGCCCGAGCAGCAGGTTGTGTTCAGGCAGATAGAGGCCGTTGTCAAGAAGATGAAGGAACGCCCCTATGACTACGAATCCGAGAAGATCATCTTCGATCCTGCCATTGACGTCGCTGGCACTGTTGACTTGATTGGCAGAAACCGCGACACTGGGGAGTACATTCTGGTTGACTGGAAGACCAACAAGCGAATCAGACTGGACAACGAATATGGCGAGACGTTCCTTTCGCCGATAGACGATCTTCCAGACTGCGAGTTCAACCTCTATGGTCTTCAGCTTTCCCTGTACGAGCGCATCCTCAAGGAGGGTGGATACGTTGACAAGGACGCGAAGTTCCGCAAGTTCATCTGCCACCTCCATGCCGAGACTGGATGCAACTTCCACGAAGTGACCGAGTCCTTCAACCCCTATGTTGACAGGATTGTGGCCGACTGGAAGAAACGCCAGGACGCGCTCAAGGCAATGAACGTTGACATCCCCAATTTCTGACGCAAGTTTGTAAATACATCTATGGACACAACCAACTAAACATAGGTGAAAACAACATGAAGGTAATTGTGAGTGAATCCCTTGGAGCTGGGTACACAGCCAACATAATTTCAAGCTGCAATGACGCAGGTGTACAGGCCATCGCAGACTACAACAGAAACGAGATTCTGTTCTACGATCCAGCGAACAAGCTGTTTGCCAGACACTCTGACTTAATCAAGAACATGGACATTGAGATATTTGACATGTTCAGGGACAGAAAGCAGAAAGAAGACGATGGCAAGGTTGGACTGGAACTCCGAAAGGAGGTAATGAAGCCAACCGAGGGGGAAGATTTCGAGAATTTCGCAACTGAATGGGATGCCCTTCAGAAGCAGGAAAGCCCTGACATTCTCAAGACGAAGAACTGCTCCATGATTCGCTTCAATGCGAACGAAGCCACCCTTTCAGATGGAGGCATGGATGATAATGTCTCTGAGTGGTATGCTGAGAGATTCCCCGACGACGACCTTGCGGGAAGAATCAACAAGCAAGTCACCTTCCAGGATGCCATGGACTGCATTGACTATGGCGCTGACATCTATGACCTACTTGAGACCGGGGATTCTACCATCAGAGAGAGGTTGTTTGCTGAACTTTCCGCAAGGACTGGCATTGAGTATGGCAAACTCTACAGGAAGTGGCTGAAGAACTCAGCATTTGACGAGAGCATTGACAACAGGAATGATTGGTCTGCGACTGAGGACGAGTCGAAGTCAAGCGATGCTGTAGAGAGGTTCAGGAGGCGTTGGAGGAAACTTGGCGCAGGAACTGGCGGAAGCAGGTCTGAACTCTCCAAGAAGGACAAAGACCACCTCGTCCGCCTCAAGGACTACCATGACGATTTTGGCGACGGGGTGAATGGAATAGAGGCTGAGGTGTCTGAGTCCAATTACGAGGACGATCCCCGCGACTGGTCCGCGTCAGAGGGCGAGGTTGAAATCATGTGGAAAACTGATTTTGAGGAGTTTGGCATTGAGCCGGGAGACACCTCAACTTATCTCATTGACTACGACATGGCAGAAACCCATGAGCAATTAATTGATGAGATTTCCAGGATGATTGGAAAGGAGTATCCAGACCTTGACTTCATTCCAGAGGATTTCGAGATTACGAATGAAGACGAGTTCTGGGAGCAGAGGGGTGGAAATCCCGGAAAATGGGAAGATGAAATGTATTCAGAGGGGGAGTTCGAGACAATGGCAGACATTGACGACGAACAGGTTTGGGATGATGTTGGCATTGACGACAACGACAATGTTGTTGAGGGAATTCCAAATTGGGCAACTTGCTACATCATGTACGGGGATGACAGTAACCTGACGCCAGAAGATGTTGCAATGGTTGACAAATTCGTTAAGGACTTGGAAAAAGACGGTTTGCGTCTTTCACATCCGATTTCAGGAAGTGAAAACGAGTTCAATTCATATCCTGCGTTCGGTGACGCCTGCGACACAGTGGACTGGAGTTGCGAGGTTGTTTGACACCACCAACAACAACCCATACTCAATATAAATGGGGAAGACTGGGAGGCAATATTTCCCAGCCTTCTTGTTTCTGGGGGTATTGACATCAGCCGCGCGATGTGGTATAATATAGGTGTTTTGAGGAACAAGGCACATGGAAAACACCAACAGTTCGGACAAAAACGCAATTGACATGACCGGAAGGTGGTTCGTCCACTTTGGCTATCTTGACAAGGTGGAGGGAAGCCGGGTTGTGACGCTGAATGGAGAGTTCGACCCAGACGATCTCCTTGACGAAATCACAAAGTCCATCTACGCCACGTTGGATGACAGCATAAGGCAGACGCTGGATGAAATGGGAGTCGTTCTGGTGATTAGGAACCTGACAAGGATAGGATGACAGAACATGAAGTGCGATTGCTCAGATTGCGCCTTCCGTGGGATGGAGAAGTGCGAACACAGGAAACTCATGGACGAAATCAACAGGCTCAAGGAGACCATAAAGGAGGCGAAGAACAGAATGACATACTACTTTGGCCAGTTTGGCGGGACGTTCCCCGACAACCCCCAGATGCAGAACGTCTATGACGTGCTATGTAGAGAGGATTCCTGAAACCCATGACCCGGTTCTGGACATACTTCAAGAGGGTGTTCAACATCCAGATACAGGAGAACCAGGGTTTTCTTCTGTTCTCGTCCGCCATTTCTGGATTGATTTACACCTATTCCAATCCGCCCATAGTGAAGGAAATCATATCAAAGCTGCCAGCTGAGTACATTTCGTTTGAGGGCGCGTGGTTCTGCATGTCAGCCCTGGTCATTGGCGCGATTTGGAAGAACCGGACGAGGGAATTCGCCATGAGGTTCTTCACCTGGCTTGCCCTGACCGAGTCAATTGGCAGTTTCCTTCTGTCAATCTACCTTGTGTTCGTCAACTACAACGTCTGGGTGTTCGCAATCCTGACCCTTGTCTATTCCAGCATCGTGACGACCTTCATAGGCAAGTGCATAATGATGTTCCAGTCAAAGCTGTGGAATGGCAAGGAAAGGGAAATGTACGACAACACCAGTTCCATATTCCGGAATGGGGTTGCCATGATTGGTTTCGCGATTGCCATTCTCGCCATGCCATCCCTGAACACGGCGATTCTACTATGGGGGATTGGATGCGTGTTTGACGACATTGGCTGGATAATAGTGTATAATCGAACAAGAAGCAGAATATTGGAGACAGGAGAAGACAACAGGAATGACAATTGAAGTACAGAGGAATGGAGAGTGGGTGAAGGTGAAGCCCGAGGAACTGACAAACGGGGAACTTTGCGAATGTCTTTCAATCATCATGCTGGATTCTGACGAGTTTATCCCCCAGCATGAGATTGACGAGGGCTATGCCGCAATCCAAGAGGCGATAAGGCGACTAGAAAGAGGGAATCCGCATGAACATTGACATGACAATTGACTACGACAAGCTGCTTGAAGAGGCGAAGAAGAGGTACGAGAAGGTTCGCAAACTCGCTGATGAAGACAAGAATCTGTTCATATGCGGAAATTCTCAGAAGAAATACTCGTCTGTACATAAAAAATACCTTGCTGCGGTTGACGAATTCCTCTACTGGGTGAAGCAGAACGTTGAAAAACTTGGGGTGAGGCTCATATGCAGTTTGCACAACAGTGCCCCAATCGGGATTAGCGCGGTGATTTCTGGACATGACTACTGGGGTGGAGGAACGCATTGATGACAGTTGACGAGAGAAAGATGACAATAGCCTATGCTGACCTGTTGAACATACAGGAACTTGTACAGCACATCTTGAGGATGGACGCTGACGAGTTGTTCAATCCAGCAGCCAGAAAGGCATTTGCCCAGATTGCGATTCAATTGGACATGGTGATGGCATGTGCTGCGCAATATGTGGCTCTACATACTGAATTCAACAATGGAGAACCGAATGGAAGAACTGAATCCTGAACTGTTCACATGGGACATCTACGAGGCAGACTATGGCGCAAGGCTTGACCTTGACTATAGCCAGAGTCTGAACTACAATATCGTCCGAAGGGAAATCAAGAACAGATGCATTGGATACTGCGATGGCGGAAGGTTGTATGTAAGACCCCGTTCAGACTGCTATGGGGTCATGCTTGAGGACGATGATGGGGAGTCATTCTGGTTCCATTTCCCAAAGGATGCGCTTGACAAGATGCTTGGAAGAAAGGGTAGATGAAAATGGAGTTTGACGATTTCAGAAGACGATATCCGTTCATAGCATACGGAGAGGAATACTCATCCTGGGGAAAGCAGAGGAAGTGGTACAAGTGGCTGTACAATCGTCTGCATACAGAACGCCCAACTGAAAGGACATGCCATGAGTGGAGACGGCTCCATTGGGTGTACAGGACAGCCATTGACGAATACGAGACAGCTTTCAAGGTTCTGCCAAAGCCCACGAAGGAGCAGCACAACCGAGACTACGACATAGATGTTGTTGGGAAGTGGCCTGAAGAAGCCATAGAGGACATCAAGAAGTTCCTGGAGAAGTCCAACTACTGCAAAGATGTTGCGAAAGACATTGCTGCAATCTTGACTGAGAAGGACTACCGACTGAACATTTTGAAGGAGAAGACCTACGATTCCACAAAGGAACTGGAGAAAGGATGGAAGAAGAGGAAATGATTCTCAAAGAGGACAATGGGCAACTTCTTGTCAGAGGCGATGCTGGGTTGTTGGGCGCAAGGACATTCAACTCGACAAGTTCCGAAAATACAGAAATAGTCTACTGCAACTATGTTCCAGTCCAATTGACGGAAGAGGAATGGGAGAAGCGCGAGAGGGAGTTTCGAGCCAACAAGACCTATGCGAAAGTTTCCTTGCATCACCCAAATCCCAGATACCGTGGGAAGCGCGGAATCATCTGGGAAACCAATTTTCTCAATGGGAACGAGCAGTGTCTGCTTGAAATCGAGACGGTGAACACCACTAGGGAGAATGGATGCACAACTTGGATTGGCGTGACCTATCCCACAGGATACACGAAGATTTGGTTTCCAAAGGCGGTTCTTGAGGATTTTGAGGAATATGACGAAAACGGAGACTTGATGAAATGACAGTACGAGAGTTGAAGGAATTTCTGGAACACGCTGACCCCGACAATCTTGTGAAGGTCTGCGTGAACACGCCCGGTGGATGGATTTGCCCAGATGGCTGCGCGGTTGACATAAAGGCTGCCTATAATGGGATTGACTTCCATGAACGGGAAATCCTGCTTGCCCCTCTGCACAAGCTTGACATCCACGATGTCGAGGAATGGGGAAAGCCAGTGAAGGAGGATTTGACATGACAGTTGACGAACTCATTGAGAAACTTGCCGCGATGCCCGGGGATTACGAAGTCATAGTAAACAACAGTTCAGACTATGAGGATTACACCCCTGTCACCCAGGTAAGCAAGGGTATGCTCATTTATGATTTCACGGGAGGTCATTTCAGGCGCTTGAAAGATCTCGCCCCAGATGAATATCCCGATTCTGTTCTGATTCTATGATTGTTTTCAGCAAAGGAGACGCAGAAAAATGACCGTTGAGCAGTTCAAGGAGAAGTACGAAGCCCTCCAGAAGGAGGGGAATGAAATCTACGCCCAGATGAAGCCACTGATGAAGAGGCTCAAATCCCTTGCAAAGAAGGGGATGAAACTTGCGGACAAGGCTGATGGGGACAAGGGTCTGTATGACAAGGTGAAGGTCAAGGTTGGTGAATTTCATGGCATGGACACGATGGAGACAAGGCTTGTCCCCAACTGGAACGAGTCAATCCTGTTCAGGCTCTGGGACTTCGAGTTTCTAGTCAACGACCCAAACAATCCCGCCATTGAGTGCATTGACAACGTTCTCTACAACCTCAAGCACACGAAGTTTGGAAAGTCAAATAGGAAGTGATTGACATGATGCAGGAATACACGGTTGTCCATCAGTTGAGGATTGCGGAAGGGAAGATGGACTGCCTTGCCAAATCCTCGCTTGACATCTGCTATCAGGACAGCACTGGGTTTGTAAGGTGGGTGTCGTCAAACCGCATGTCAAAGGACGACATGATTTCACTGTTGTTTGACCTCTCCTTGTTGGGGTATTATGTCAGTGCCGTGGAAACCGTGAAGTTCTCCTTTGAGTACAGCATACAGGTGTTCTTCTCCAAATCGGACAAGTTGAGAACCAATCTGAAGAACAATCTGATGGAGCAGATTTCACAGATACTTGACAAGGTAAAAACGGTATAATTGGGTGTATAGATAAACCACATAATAAAGGACAACTACAATGGGAACTACATCTGATTTCGTGAAACTGAGATCCACGAAAACCCCCAAGGTTGGGGAATGGAACAAGGACTACGCAACTGCTCTTGCGAAAGCCAAGAAGGAGGGCAAGTTCATCGTAACTGCCTGGTCAAATGGAGATGCTTGTGGATATTGCGTTGCTGCCGAGAAGTGCATGCTGACATCCACCTTCAAGAAGTGGATGGCAAAGCAGGACGCA